AGGGACTTGTTCCATCCCTTTGATCTTGGCCTGAAGGCCCTGAGCAAAGATAGCGTTGACGATAAGAGCGATACGGGTATGATTGATTTTGTTCATTCTATTCACCTATATAGTAAGTACATGGACACAACCCACTACAGTTGTAGCTGTAGCGGGTGAGAAGATGCAGAAATGCATCTCATACTGCAGTCGGTGTGAGGCACTGGCTGCAGTGTGTGAGGCAATTCCTATACACGGGATACCCGTGCATGAGCTAGTTTCCTAGTTCGTGCATGGGGCTTCATCCGGCAGTAATGCTGACGGACATGATTCAGTGACCTAGGGCAGGGGAACGACATTGGTGATGTCCTCCCATTCATTGGTGTCGAAGTTCCATTCTTGAACAGACATGATCTTCTCCTTAGAAGTGGCGCTGACCATTACGGTCAACATAGAAGTAGGGGGTGTGATGCCGATACGTCTTCTGGTCAAAGAAGATCGTATTGATGCAAGCACCGCCAATAACCATTGCCGTAATAAATCCGACAATGAATTGCAAAGTGTTGAACATGTGCAGCCCGTACCCAATGAGTACGAGACCGCCCATAACCACGGCTAAGCCGAGACTAAAAATAGCGAGAGTTTCTTTGTTCATGGTGTATTACTCCTAAGTAAAACCACATGCGATGTGGATAAAGAGAAGGAAACGACGTGTTCCCTCTGTGTTCCTTCAACACCTGTTTTGAAGGAACAATTGCCTAAATAATAGGCAAATGATAGTGCTCACTAACGTATGAGTATTACCATATACTGATATAGATAACGACGAGACAGCCTGAATCAGTTTCTGGGGAAGGAACAGAAGGAACGCTAAGTCATTGTATTTACTACCTTCTTATTTATTTAAAGTGAATGTTTTAGATTCATCTAGAAAAATAGATATAAAAGGTAGAGAGATATGATTAAGTACTCTGTTCCTGCCGCTGAACTTGAGATAGGTGGAACAAAAGGAACGCTAAGTCATTGATTCTTAAGGGCACCCTCTGTGGCTGTTCTGTAAACCCATGATTACAAAGGGTTTCTCGAACGTAGGCAGAGGATGACAAATAAGTATGACAACGCATCGGACGGGTATGCCTGATGCGTAATACTGTATGCCACTGTACTTGGGCAATTACTTCATGGTGATCCCACGACGGGCGAGACGTGCAGCGATGCGAGCATCGGCTTCGGTACCGGCTTGGGTCCAGATCGTTGGTGCATTAACTACCAGTGCGGTAGCAACACGTTCAGTGCGACGCACTGCGTTCATAGTTACGATGCCTGCCTCTAACGAGGCAGCTTCGATGAATGATGCAGCTTTGTCAGCAGACAGGGCGATGAAGTCAGCTGCTTTGTCAAAGGCTGAGACATTTGAATTGTTGATTGTATTGGTCATGGTATAGCTCCTAAGTAAGTGAAAGAGACTCCTTATCGGTAATCCGAAATCGGAAACCGAAGTCACCCCCGTCTCCGAGGGAGAGGGGGGATAGGTACCAGCCTGGTAAGTTCGTCTGTTTTTATATTTTTTATATTTTCTGAAATTCATATCCCAAGTGAATATGACACCAAGGTAACGCTAATTCGCGCTTTGCCTTCCTGTACTAATGCGGGCTTGTCTCTTATACTCTCCGTCAGATAATCAAGGAGAGCCAAAGAGTGGCCATCAAGAAAGTACCGAAACTTCGGGAGAAGCTGATCACCGCTGAACGCCCGAGATCAATAATTCTCACACCCCAGCAGGCTGCATTCGTCGACTCGACGATGCTAGGCAACAGCCAAGTCGATGCCGCGCGCGCCGCCGGGTATGCACAACCACATAAAGATGGAGCACGGGCTGAAAAGACCACTGCCGTGCAGGCTGCACTCCGTGCCGCACGGTCAGAACTGTCGAGTGCCACCCAGATTACCCGGGCCGACGTGATTGACGGTTTCATGGAGGCGATCAACATCGCCAAACTGGCCGCTGACCCTTCAGCAATGATCAAAGGATGGTCTGAGACAGCAAAAGTCCTCGGCCTGTACGCCCCGGAAGTGAAAAAGATCGAGATGAGCATGAATCAGAAGCGCCTGGCTTCCAAATACGAGGCGATGAGCGATCAGGAGCTGTTCGACATCATCGAAGGCAAGTGCGAACGGCTGGAAGAGGAGGGCGGTCATGCTGGTTAAGCAGACCAATGACCAAATTCGCGAGTACGACATCAGTTCGTCCTTCTGCGGGGTCGGCTTCCGGGCCATCCAACTGACCCACAAAGATTTCACGCGGTTATTCGAGTCTCCTGACCCCATGGCGATCCTTGAGCAGCTCTATTCCAGGATGGCCTTCCCAAATGAGTGATCACCCCTTCCGCCTAAGCGCCTATGACTTGCAGTTTCTCGGTGTCTGGGCGTTCTGATGAGTGACTTCACCGTCTGTTCGACCTGCGAAACCGAGCGGGAAACCGCTACCCTGAACCCCAACGGGCAATGTCCGTTCTGTGTCGATGCCGAAGTCCCGGCCCCAGTACCCGCACCCCCGGAAGACACCGGTCCACTCTACCCAGAAATCATCGTCCAGCCGAGCAAGGTCGTAGCCGCCATGACGGCCGGCCGGGCAGCGGCTAAGGCCGAGGCAGCTGTCCCGAAAGTACCCCGCGCACTGAAGCCGGAGAACCAGAAAGACGTGGACGAGGCCTTTGCCCTGCCGTACTCCACCCCGAACTTCAACCTGGCCGAGGCGGCAGCCAACCCGGCGAAGGAACTAGCGATGCGGGCGCTCTGCCGGCGCAAGTTCTTGCCGTTCGTGCAGCGCTACCGCCCCAAATACATGGCCGGCTGGGTGCACATGGACATCTGCCGCAGGCTCGAGCGTTTCATGCAGCAGGTCGAGCTGGGAATGTCCCCGCGCCTGCTCCTGATGATGCCCCCGCGCTCGGGAAAATCAGAATTAGGTTCCCGGCACTTCCCGCCCTGGGTCTTGGGCCAGCACCCGGACTGGGAAATCATCGCCGCCAGCCACACCAGCTCCCTCACCCTCTCATTCAGCAGGTATATCCGTGACCTCACCCGTGACCCCAGCTTCCAAGCCCTCTTCCCCGACATGCGGCTCGATCCGACCAGTCAGTCTGTTGAGAACTGGAACACTCTGTCAGGCGGTGGGTACATGGCTGCTGGTGTTGGCACTGGTATTACTGGGCGCGGCGCTCACATTCTCCTCCTAGATGACTTGGTAAAAGACATCGAGGCAGCGGACTCCAGTACGATCCGTGAGAACACGTGGGAATGGTACGGCTCAACCGCCTACACCCGCCTAGCTCCCGGCGGCGGCGTACTGGGGATTATGACGTGGTGGAACGAGGACGACTGGGCCGGCAAGATTCAGCAGGTCATGGCCTCCGGCGAGGGTGACGTGTTCGAGGTGATCCGCTACCCAGCGATCAACGACGAGGGTGACGAGTACCTGCTGCGGGACGACAGCATCGTGCAGTATCCGGAAGCGAGCAAGATTCCCGAGGGCGCGACCCTCACCCGGCCGAAGGGCACAGCAATCCACCCGGCCCGTTACGACACGGCGGCCATGCTGCGCATCAAGGGCAACCTGTGCGCCAGCGGCCAGAAGCGCATCTGGCAGGCGCTCTACCAGCAGAACCCGACACCGGACGACGGTATCTATTTCAGCAAGGACATGTTGCGCTGGTACATCCACGAGCCGCAGCGCCAGAACATGTTCATCTATCAGGCGTGGGACTTCGCGATCACCGAGGAACAGCAGAACGACTACACGGTCTGCTGCACGATCGGGCAGGACGAGTTCGATAATCTGTATGTCCTCCATGTCTTCCGCTTCCGCAGCGACGACGGTAATGCCATCGTCGAGCACATGATCGACCAGAGTATCGCCTTCGGCGCCGACCTGTTGGGCTTCGAGGACGGCCAGATTTGGAAGTCCCTCAAGGCCCAGTACGAGAAGCGCTGTCTGGAGCGCATGCACTACACCACCTACGAGATTCTGCAGCCGCTGACCAATAAGATGGTACGGGCCAACCCGCTCAAAGGCCGGATGCAGCTGGGCAAGGTCTTCGTCAAGAAGAACGCAGCATGGGCAGAGGTATTCGTACGGGAGCTGATGACGTTCCCCGCAGGCAAGCACGATGACCAAGTGGATGCGGCGGCATGGGCGGTACGCCTGACCCTGACCCGCTCCGCGCCGCGCCGGGCGGTACCGAAACCCCTGCCGAGCTGGCGCGACAAGCTGGGCAAGATCAATGAGGGAGATACATCGGCAATGAGCGCCTGATAGCGAGTAACTATCGTCGCGTCCACTTCTCTGATAAACTCCGACGCAATTCATAAGAGGGCGCAAGAGAACTATGATTGGTGAACTGATTCTTCATTGTTTCCACGCCCGCACCAACGCGCACGTGCTGCACTTAACGACCCGCTCGTTTGCTGCCCACGTCGCGCTCAACGAGTTTTACGAGGCGATCGTCAATCTAGCCGACCGTCTCGCCGAAGCCTACACCGGCGACTACGGGATTATCGACTTCCCCAAGGTTCCGTACCGCCATGACGCTGACGCCCTCCACATGCTTGACGAACTACGAGCCTGTGTCGACAAGTGCGCCGCCGATTTCGACACCGATGACACCTACCTGAACAACCTGTGCGACGAGCTTCGGACGCAGATTTGTCAGACCCAATACAAGCTTCGATTCCTGAAGTAAGGACACCCTATGCCTATAAATGACGAACTCGCTTCCGCCCAATGGGCGCGCTTCCAATACTGCCGCGACAGAGGCCACTTGGAGTTCATCAACAAGGCAGACAAGTGTGACAAGTTCTTCGCCGGCGAGCAGTGGAATGTCTCCGACCTGAACCTCCTGACCCTCCAGAAGCGCCCGGCGCTGACCATCAACAAGATCATCAGCACCCTCGGCACGCTGTTCGGCGAGCAGATTTTCAACCGCAACGAGACGATCTTCCGCCCGAGTACCGGTGCCAAAGCAGAGACCGCAGAGATTCTGACCAAGGTCTGGAAGCAGATTAGCCAGAACAACCAGCTCCCGTGGGTACGTTCCGAACTGTTTGCCGACGGTGTTATCCGTTCCCGTGGTTTCGTCGATGTCCGCCTCGACTTCACCGACAGCATGGTGGGCGAGGTCAAGATTACCAACCTGAACAGCAAGAACGTGGTCGTCGACCCGGACGCAGAGGAATACGACCCGGACAGCTGGAACGACGTATTTGTTTCCAAATGGCTGACACCACAGGACGTAGCCATCGGCTATTCCGAGGAAGACGCAGATTTCTTGAAAGGCAAGGATGGCTCCTCTTTCCCTTACGGATACGATTCAATCGAACGTGTGCGCGACCGGTTCGGTGGGGTCATGCCTGTCGCTGGATACTTCGGTGCTCAAGACCCTCTCGGTATCCGCCGCAACATCCGCGTCCTCGATCGCCAGTACCGCAAACTCGACAAGCAGATTCACTTCGTCGACGTCGAGACGGGTGATATGCGCGCTGTTCCTCAGAGCTGGGATCGCAATCGCATCGCCCTCGTCATTGAAAAGGCCCAAGGGCGCGTCTCCACCACCAAGAAGCTGGTCAAGCGCGTACGCTGGACGGTAACCGCTGACAACGTCGTCCTCCACGACGACTGGTCGCCGTACCGGCACTTCACTGTCGTACCGTACTTCCCGTACTTCCGCTACGGCAAGACGATCGGACTGGTAGAGAACCTGCTCGGCCCGCAGGAGATGCTGAACAAGGTCTCCAGTCAGGAACTGCACGTGGTCAACACCACCGCGAACAGCGGCTGGAAGGTCAAGGCCGGCTCCCTCAAGAACATGTCCATCGAGGAACTGGAGCAGCGCGGAGCCACAACCGGTCTGGTCATGGAACTGGACGACGTCACCAGCGCCGAGAAGATCACCCCGAACGCCACGCCACAGGGCCTTGATCGCCTGTCCTACAAGGCCGAAGAGCACATCAAGACAATCTCCAACGTCAATGACAGCATGCAGGGCTTCGACCGTGAGGACGTGGCTGCCAAGGCTATTCAGGCCAAGAAGCAGAGCGGCAGCACGAACCACACGAAGATCATCGACAACCTCGAGCGCACGGACTACCTGATCGCCCGGAACACCCTCGACATCATTCAGGAGTACTACACCGAGCCGCGCCTGATGCACATCACCCACGACGACATCCTCCAACAGCCGGAGGAGGTCAACGTGAACTCGTATAACGAGGCCACCGGCGAGATCGAGAACGACCTGACACTGGGCGAGTACAACATCATCATCTCCAGCCAGCCGTACCGCGCCACCATGGAAGACAGCCAGTTTGAGCAGGCCATGTCCATGCGCGAGGCCGGCCTGCAAATCCCTGACGAAGTCATCATTGAGAACAGCCGCCTGCTACGCAAGAGCGACATCGTCAAGCAGATGAATGGCGACAAGGACTCCCCGGAGGCCAAGCAGCGCGCCGAACTTCAGATGCGCCAACTCACCGCCGAGGTCACTGTGGCCGAAGCGGAGGCGACCCAGAAGCAGGCTGACGCCCGCCTCAAGGACGCCAAGACCCAGCAGGCGCTGGCGACCATCGCGCAGGAAGATGCCCGTATCGAACTGGAAGCACAGGCAGCGCAGGGCGGCGAAGGCGAGATCGAGAAGGCGCAGGTCGAGATGCAGGTAGAAGGCCAGAAAGCCGAGCACAAGATGTCCCTCGAAGAGCGCCAGTTCGCCCACAAGGAAAGCCTCGCCGAACGCGAAATGCAGATGAAGGAGCGCGACCACCAGAACAACGAAACCCGCGCCGCCGACATGCACGAGCACACCAAGAAAATTAGTTCCCAGCAAGCCGAGACCCAGGCCCTTCAGGCCGAGGCCGGCGAAATCAACGCGCAAAGCGCACAAGGAGAATAAGAATGACCCTCTATCACAAGCTGTTCGGTCTCAACCTAATGAACGCTGCTGGCGAAGCCGACGGCGGTGGGGGTGACCGTGGCGACGATTGGGTTGCAAGTGACGACACCGTAGTGACGGAGGTAGTGGACACCACCGCTGACGACCTAGCGGTCGCCACCGGCCAGCCCGCCGATACCGGCACCGACGATAC